TATATTAGTGCCATTTTTAATAAATCATACAAGTGGTTAATGAAATTTTCCATTTTAAAAGATTTTAAATTGTTAGGAATATTATGAAATCAAATTTGCCTGGGTTCTGTTGAACTACCAACAAGACATTATATCATTCTCTATAGAGAAATGTATCCAATGTCCTTTAAATTGAAACTTACCTCTTAATGGAGCAAACCAATCTACTAAAGTTGTAAAGTCTAAATGGTCTATGCTATATGCTATCACCCAAGAGTTATTTACTTTACGTGTTTCTACAGATTCAGATTTATTGTCTAAAAATCCTTGTAGTCTTTCTCTACCTATAGAGTGGTTAGATAGTGTTACCATTGTAACTCCATCAAAGGGGTTAATTTCTACTTTTTTACCAATGTTATAATGTTTCATATGTGGTTAATGTTTTTTTTGAGAAATGAGGAATGTTATTAATATTATAGCTATTTAATCCGGCTGAGGGATTTTGAAATTAGAGGTTTTAAATGTGTTGAAAGAATAGGCTGTGTGTTGCCTATCACTCACACATTCAGCTGATTATCAATTAGTTACACACGTTTTGTGAAGTAAAAATAGAAGAAAACAGGCCACACAATCTATCCATGTTCCACACATTGGTCTGCCTGAATTCTTCTGTATGTTTCACGTGGAACAATAGAGGATACACTACACACGGCACACGTTTACTTGCATTAAAAGCCTGAAAGGCTATTTGTAAAAACCTAAAAGGTTGTCCGTGAAGTCTGAAAGACTTTAAACTGTGCATTGTGTAAATAATAAAATGCCTACCACTAAATTAATAGTGATAGGCATTAGTTGAAAAGTTAGAATTCAACATCATTGTTAACTTCCAATTCTGGAGTTTCAGTTGCTTTAACTACTGAACGACTTGCTAATTTAGCCTGTCGTCTTTCAGCAATTCTTTTAGCTACGTCAATTTTACGTTCTTTCTTTTCTTCAGTTTGAACTTTAGCTTGTGTGGTAGAAACAAGTTCAAGCATTTCTGCTTTAAAAACTTCAGATTTGATTAAGCTAGAATTAGCTTTGTTCAATAAAAGAATACCGTAAGTACCGTTGATAACATTTTCAACTCTGTCTTGGCCTGTAGAGAATTCACCTGTAATGATGTTAACTTCATCATTAGCAATTAGGGTTGAACCTAATAAACTATCCAATAAGTTTGGATTGACACCACGTGAACGTAAAGCATTGTGGCTTACGGCAACGGGTATAAATTCAGAATTTTCAGTTTCACAGTTGAATACAGCATATTCAGTGTTACCAAACTGTTGGGAAAAAGATTCTACAGATGTAATCTGTAATTTTGCAATTGTGCTCATTTGTTTAAAAATTTAAATGTTAAAAATAAAAAAATTAATATCAATAAATAAAAGGTATAACATACATAGTGAATGTAGTATACTATAACCTAATAGCATTATCTGCTAATTTTATAAAGGTGTTCAGCTTTAGCTGTATGGAAGTTGTTAGTGTCTGTTAAGTTTTAATAAAAGAAGCCCTAACAGTTTACCTGTTTTGGGCTTCTTGGGTTAGCATTAGAATGTTTCAGCCTCTATGGAACCAATACATTCTACATTAGCAAGTGCTTGATGCAAGAACTTGGTAATAATAGTGTACTTTTCCATTAGTAGGTCTGTAGCAATCTTTTCATCTACAGCTTCAATCTCAACAGTATCAAACTCAATGTTTACGTCTGAATACTCTTCTTGTGGATTTAACTGTAGAAGTTCAATGTTGAATACGAATGTTAACATGTTAATTAATTTAAATGAATGAATGAATGATATCAATATTTAAAAGGATAATTATCATCTAATTTTATAAAGGTGTCCATTCTGCTAAATTGTGAGGTACGAACAATTTACAGAATGATGAAAGTTGTTTGTAAAAAAAGAGCTCTATTTCTAGAGCCCTCCTTGGTATCAATCCTCATCATCCTTAATCTCCTGTTTTGTAATATAAGTCTTCGTTATATTCCCATTTACCTGTTGCTAGTCCACAGTTTACTTCTTCTATATACATATAGTCAAGCCCTGTTCCATCAGATAGTAATACATTGAAAACTACGTCCCCTCCCATTGTAGTATCTACTGGTGTGATACTAATTGGATATACCTTTAGGCTTTTAGCCTGAGTTTCTTTTACTTCATGCTTAGTGCAAGAAGCTAATACTAGAAGTGTAATCACTCCTAGTATTAATGCTTTAATGTTTTTCATTAGTTAAAAATTGTACCATTCAGTAAACTTAATTAGTTTATAGTTAATAAACTGAGATCCTGTTTTAAAGTCTTCCTTAGAAAACTTCCATAGATACATAATAGCTCCTAGTGTTAAAGACAGTATGAATAGTAAAAACCATACTGGAAATACGAATAAATGTTTCATGTTAATTTTGTTTAGATATTAAGAATAATTTTACCAAGTTAATAAAGGATTAATTGAAAAAAGAGAACTACCTAAAAAGGTAGTTCATCTTCTATACAATTCGGTTCTTCAATTTCTTTTTGTAGATCTGTATATGCTTCAAAGCATTCTCTACAAATAGTGTCATGTTCTGCTACAAGAACTTCTGATTCTTCATAAGAGCCTGAGCAGTGATTACAAACATGTAATTCCATAATAATAGATTTAAAAAGTGAATAATAAACTAATCTTTAAAAGGAAATAAAGAAAAGCTACCTAAAATGGTAGCTCTTCTTGTTCATCAAGCTTTTGCAATTGTTTCTTCATCTCTTGTCTTTGCTGAAAAATAAATGCTTGTTCTACATGATACTCAAATTGCTTTTCTTCATCATGACAATCTTGACAATTATCTTCAGGATAATGTACATTATCATCAGGACAATAGGTTGCTCTAACTGGTTTACCACAATTACAATAGTACATAACTTTAAATTTAAAAGTGAATAATTAATTTCTAAAAGGAAATAAAGAATGGGCTATTAAACCCATTCTTCTAATTACATTTTTTCTATGGTCTCTTTTACCATATTTTTGATAACAGATAGATCATGCCTGTAGATGCTGCAGTTAATACAGTCTTCATTGTTAAATACTGCAATCTCTACATCTCTTTTAGCTTCTTGTTTAGAAGTAAAGTTCTTAGAGATTACATGTCCTCTTCCAAAGTGATAGGTCACTACCCAAATTTCTTTTTTCATGATGATGATATTTAAATTAATAAAGGAATAAAAAATAAAAAGACAGTTTAATGACATGTCTTAGGTCTTGTACCTGCTAAGGTTCTTGTGGTATTACGGTCCAAAGCTATAAGGAACCAACCTGTTGGTTGTTGCATGTAGAAGATGTTGGTTTATACATCTTCTAAGTTAATAAAGGATATTCCATAGTATAAGGGTACTATATATAGTATTTTCATTTTACATTTTTTGTATGAGATACCATTCAGTATTTTCTATTATATACAATAATGAATGAATAACAATACAATTCTATTATAATATTCTTTCTATTTATTTCCTTATAGAATTACTATAACATCTAATCATATAGAAAGCATTCTTTTTATTTCCACGTTTAGACTTCTGCTGTCCGTGAGCATGGGGGTAGCCCCCTGTCCAGTTCCAGCCGGGAGGGTGTGAGTAGGGTAGTAATCACATCCTCAAGCATAGGGGGATGTATTCACCTAAAAAGGATAGGGGGGATATTAACACAATGTGGATATTTTAAAAGAACAGAATAATAAATTAATAATTAAATTTGTTAAGTTTAAACATTTAAAGTATATTTATAGTATGGTACATGAATGTAATCTCAATTGTCACACAATAGCTCTTTCTGAATTAGAGAGTCTTGGTATAGATGACCATGGTAAATGGATGCCTTTTATATTTCATATGGATATGGTGGAGGCAGCCAAGTTAACAACAGATGATAAGGACATGCCCACTAATGGGTGCACTACAGTTTATTCAAGACATGGGGAAGTGTATATAATAGATACTCCATACAAGCAATTTTTTGAATTATTTAAAGCTTACAGTAATACAATAATTATAGATGAGGAGAAAGATGAGGATTCATCTGACCTTGAATTTTAAACCAATAAAAAATCAAAAATGGAAGAACAAGTATTGAATGAGCAGAAAGCTCCAAGTAAAGAAGAAGTGATGGCTTTCTTAAAAGAACAAATTGATGTTAAAGCTGTACAGTTACAATTACAGTCTTTGAATGCTGACTTAGCTGAGGCTAGAGCTAGAGAGTTAAAGGCTCTACAGTTTGTAGCACAGATGACCAACCCCACCCCTCCAGCAGATGCTGTACAACACAACTTGACACAGGAAGATATGGATGAGAATCCAGAACTTGTTGAACAAGGATTTAAAGTGGGAGATGAAGTGTTAGTGGCTAAAGAATCAGCACCAGCAAAACGTTCATTAAAAAAGAAATAAGAATACATTATGTCCCCTCTCTATAAAGTTAAAGACTTTAAAGAAACCATGAAGTTTGAAAGGGAGCACCCAAGAGAACTAAGATGGGAACCTGGTTATAAAACATATATGCTAACAGAGGAAAAAAATTTCCAGGGTATATGGCTTAAAGACAAAACAGAATTGGTGGGAGAAGTTCTCTTATCGTGGCAGTCAACCAACGTGTTACATATAGAGAAGTTTACTGTTTTAACAGCTCATCAAGGTAAAGGCTTAGGTCATGATCTTATAAAGCTAGCTATAGAGTGGGGGACTAATTCTGATTTTAAAGTTCTAACAGGAGAAGCTAGGCAGGGAGTCAGCTGGAAAATATTTCAAAACTTTGGAGCAGTTCCTATTCTTGTATATAAGAATTGGGCTGGCACAACAGAAGAATACAAAAGTTTTAAACTAGAATTATAATGGCCATTGTAAACCAAGTGGATAAGAAGGTAAAGCTGGATAAGTGGGAGGTGGTTAAATACCAACTCATCACTCACTGTTTTATTAATAAGATATCAGTTAGTGAAGCAGACTTAAACTGCTTAACATATTTAGCTTTAGAAGGAGATCAGGAACTTACAGCTTTCTGTGGTAAGGCCCATACAAAGAATATATTCTCTAGCACCCAAAGTGTTAGAAACTGTCTCACTAAAGCTGAAAAGAAAAACTTAATTAAAAAGGAAGGAAAGAATAAGAAAAAGATTTTCATTAATCCTGATCTTAATATATTCTCTCAAGGGAACATTCTTTTAAACTTTAAATTGTTAAGTGTTGAGGCCCAAGAAAGCTAAATTATATATACCAGAAGTGGCAATTAAATTGTCTCTGCCTGAAACTCTTATAGAGGATGTAGTTAATTTCTATTGGCAAGAAGTGAGAAAGTCTTTATCAGGACTTGGTTATCCACGAGTGCATATCAGTAACCTTGGAGACTTCACTATTAAACACTGGAAACTAGATGATAGAATTCAAATGTTAGAGAGGTGGGAAGAGAATAATAAACAAAAAGGACTGCAACAAATGACAGCTAGATTTAAAACAGTTGAAACATTGTTTAGTCTAAATGAAATTAAAAAAAGTATAGCAGAAGAAGAGCAAAGGAAAGACTTTATTAAACTACACAAAAAGCATAATCATGTCTCTAAAAAACAATGTAATAAAAATTTGGAAGACTAAAGGACAAATCTTAGAAGGACTAACTAATAGTATTTTTAAGAAAGAAGATGTAGAGGAGATTGCACAGGAAAGAATGCAGATTTGCCTGAGTTGTGAACTTCTAGATGTAGAGGGTGAAGGTTGTTTTGTTAAAAAAACTCAGCCTTGTTGCAATCAAGATAAAGGAGGATGTGGATGTTCACTATCTCTAAAGACAAGAGCTCTTAGTTCAGAATGTCCTCTAGGTAAATGGAAAGCTGAACTAACAGAAGAAGAGGAAAATCAATTAAATCAAAAGCTAGGAATATGAGTATACTAAAATTCACAGCACACAATCACAAATATACAAGTACAGATGATATCAATTGGCTGAGTGTCACTAGTCTTATATCAAACTTTAAACAACCTTTTGATGCAGAAACTATAGCATCTAAAGTGGCTAAAAGTAAAAAGAGTAAGTGGTATGGGTTAACACCAACAGAAATCAAAGAGGCTTGGAAGTCTGAAGCCAATAGAGCTACCACTCTTGGTACATGGTATCATAACCAACGTGAGGCTGATATATGTGGACTTGATAATATGGAAAGACATGGAATCACTGTTCCTGTTTTTAAACCCCTTGAAATTGATGGAATTAAACATTCTCCTGAACAGAAACTAAAAGAAGGTGTCTATCCTGAACACATGGTCTATCTAAAGTCTGCTAATATATGTGGGCAGTCTGATCTAGTGGAAGTGATAGATGGTAAAGTACATATAACAGATTATAAAACCAATAAAGAAATTAAAGTTGAAGGATTCACTAATTGGGAGGGTATCACTCAGAAGATGGCTGCTCCTGTCAGTCATCTTGATGACTGCCACCTTAATCACTATGCTCTCCAGCTTAGTATGTATATGTTTATTATTCTTAAACATAATCCTAGGCTTCGTCCTGGTACCCTTACGATTCATCATATTCTATTTGAGGAAGCCGGAAGAGATCGTTTTGATAACCCTATATCTGCTCTTGATAGCCATGGTGATCCTATTGTCACAGATATAATACAATATGATCTACCTTATTTAAAAGCAGAAGCTATTGCTCTTATACATTGGTTGGAAGATAATAAACATAAATTAAAACCACATCACTAATGGAAAATGAAATATTATTATTAACAGACTTGCTTGATCAGTTTGAAAATGGATCTATTATTCCAGAGAATAATGCTCATAAATGTTACCTTACAGAATTACATCAACATAAAGGAATTGTTACATGGGTGCATGATCATGAACTAAGAGGACATTCTCTTCTTAGAAAAATGGGTAAGAGTTCAGGAAGAGATTTATTAAGACAACCACAAATAGTAAACAACGATGATATTACAACTAAATCCAATGATACCTATAAAAAGAATATCTGATAATATGGAAGGATATGCTTTTTTAGTTGTAGATTATAGTCAAGAACATGACATATTATTTACTTGTGCTATGGATGATGGAGAGATATGGACACTAAGTAATAAAGAATTACGATTTTGTAAAAACATTTCAATGGGAAGATATGGTAAGATTATTTGATATACAAAATGGTAAGGTGACACCAAGTGAACATTGTTTCACTTTAAAGTTTCTTAAAGATATAATAGATGAATTTCCAGAAGAGCATCTTAAAATATATGCTTATATATTTTATATGACTTGCCCAGACCCAACTCTCAATCCTTTTTTTGATGTACCAGAAAATGATAAGGAAGAACTTATCCTTGATCAAATAGATGCTGACTTCAGTACTGATGAGTCAGTAATAATAGTAGCACTAAAGATGTGTGAGAAGATGTATCAAACCCCTACGTATAGAGCCTATGTAGGGATGAAGTCAATGATTGATAGACTGGGTAAGTATATGGAAACAACAGAGATTGAACATGGTAGAGATGGAAATATTACAGCATTATTAAATGCAGCTGCTAAGTTTGATCAGATAAGACAATCATTTAAGGGAGTGTATAGAGACTTGCAAGAAGAACAACAGTCAACCGTTAGAGGAGGACAAAATTTAGCATACGATCAATAACTATAAAACTAAATAATATGTCAGAAGAAATTAAAAATGAACAAGAAGAAATTGATAAAAAAATAGATGAACTTTTAAATGATCCTGTATTTAAAACAGAAGAAGAAAAAAAGTTTTTAAACAATGTAGCATCATCTTTAAAAAAAGGAGAACTTCCAATAAATTTAATTATGAATAAAGCTAATGAAGCTTCTTCTAAATTAGAAGAAATTTTAAAAACAAACCCAGAGTTTGATTTTTTTGTAAAACATTATCAAAATAAAATTAATGATGATATATCAAAAATGATTGAGGAGTTAAAAAATTATTCAGGTGGGGAATAAAATTATAAAACCACAAGAAGAATTTGAAAGACTTGTTCCTATTGCAATTTCTAAAGCTTGTTTTTCTGTAAAACTTGATAATAGTGATTATTTAAAAAAATTTCAAGAAATGGTTGATGATATGACAACGTATGGTCAACAGTACACTAGTGATGGTGGAGAATTAAACGAAAGAGTTAAGAATGGTATAGGAGCACAGTTAGCTCTTGAAAATTATTTAGGAATTACATTTACAAAATGGGGTGGAAAAAAACCTGACGGTATTCCAGATTTATTACCAGCAGGATTTAAGATAGGAGTGAAGTCATTTAAAGCCCCTAAAAATGCTCCATTAATTTCAAAGACACCAAGTTATCCAGAAATAATAATGGCTATTGATGAAAATGATAAATCGGTATTTCATTGTCTTGGTATATTTGGACCCACTGATTTAAAAAATAAAGAATATACTTGTGATAGTTTAAAACAAGATCCTAAAATACATGAGTATAAAACAGGATTTTATAGAATAGATAAAGGAATGCCTTTTAATACATTAGATCAACTTATAAAACTAACAAAAGGAAAATGGATAATTTAAAAACAGAAACATCTTATTTAACAGATTGGGTATTTCATTATAATTCATTTGGAGAAACATGGGCTGCTATACCTCGTGATATTTATACAGAATATTGGAGTGATTATAGTCATCCTAAAGTTTTAAGAAGTAAAAAAATAGAAACGTTATTAACCTTATTGCACAAGAGCAAAGGAGATATTAATGTTATAGAAGATATAGTTAGTGGAAAAAATAAATAATTACATAGAAGTACCAACGTACACAAATGGAGTGTGGGATGTAACCACATTTTATTCACGGGAAGAATTCCGTGATTTTTTACGTTCAGTATTTAAAGATGCTGGACCAGATGAGGGTTACAATTTTACAGTGAATA